AGGCCGTGGTATGGGTTCACGGTTCAATCCGATGGCCGCTATTCGGCGCAGAAACACTGCTGTAGAGGAAGCGGAGCAACAAAGACTTGACCGTACCAACATGGCCAATCGTTCAATGAGAGACGCTCAACGACAAGTTGGAGTGTTTGAAGCAGAGCAAGTCGCCGCCGCACGGAGGCAAGCGCAACGAGCGGCGAATGCAGAAAGGATGGCAAGGGCGAGAGCATTTGGTACAGAGCGGGGTGAAGAAGACAGAGGCCGTGCTGACCGAATGGCACAGATGGAAGATGCCTTCCAAGGTGCATTTGACCCTGAAAAGCAAAACATGTTTAATCAAAGAGCCGAAAATGTTGTCAGAGTTGAGCCTGCCCAGTTTGAAGAAGGCCAGCCACAAGAAACACATCCTAACGAAACTCCAGTAACGGATGCCGCCGGTCGTAATGTGGGCGTTGTGGGGGGCATGGGCCCGCAGTTACTGTCCCTCCCTGCACCAGCCGGTGGAGCAAATACTGAAATCAATGATATTGAAAACGCAGGTAATACTGAGGCTGTGCAGACTGGCACTGACCATGCACGCCGTAGTACGGTCAAGGTCGTGAATCCTAACGAAGAGGAAGAAGAGGAGAGCCTTGGGCGTATGGCATCGCCTGCCGAACAAGCGTTTCAGCAACAGCAGGGTGTTGACCCTCGTCAACGGTTCTTTGACACAGTCACAGGCGAGATGGTGCAACCATCACTTGAACAGATTCAACGACGGCAACAAGGTGGTAATTGATGGCTGACATCAATGACCTCGTTCATGAGATGGACACGCAAATGTCAAAGAAGTCGTTCGCTTATTTCTTCACTGAGATTCTTGACTTTGAACTGTCACACCATCACGAACAGTGGCTCAAGGGTTTGAATGAGAACAAGTACTACTGCGTCAAGGCATCTCGTGACCACGGTAAATCTGTGTTCTTTATGTCTTATGCCCTGTGGCTGGCGGCGTTCAATCCTAACACGCATGTTATGGTGTTCAGTCACAGCCTTGAGCAGACCTTGGAACACATGCGCTTCATCCGAAACAACATTGAGTCTGCTGACATACTCACGGGGCTCAAGCCTCAAGGGAAGCCTTGGGCTAAATCTTACTTTGAGTTCACCAACGGCAGTCGTATTATGGCTAAGTCGGTTGGTGGTGCTACTCGTGGTTTCCACCCTGATGTCGTTGTTTGCGATGACATCTTGTGGGGTACCACTTCCGGTGAACTGCAACGAGCGGCTGACTGGTTCTACACCGTTCTTCTTCCTGTCCTTCACCACACTGGTCGTCTGATGATGGTCGGTACGCCGTTTTCGTACAACGATTTGTACGCCGAACTTGAGGACAAAGACACCTTCACTGTAGAGACTTACCCCGCTATCAACGCCAAAGGAGAAGCACTTTGGCCTCAGCGATGGAACCTTGCGGCTCTTAAACAGCGTGAAGAATCCATGCCTGCTATCAAGTTCGCTCGTGAATACCTCTGTGAACCTATTCACGACATGTCCAGTATGTTCCCCATGAATCTGCTTGAAAAGGCTCGTGACCCCAATATCCGACTCATGGACAAAGCCGAGTACGAGTATGACGACAAAGGAGAGTCTACGGGTATTTTCGGACAGCACTTCATTGGCTACGACCCTGCTATCTCCTCGGACAAAAACGCTGACTACACGGCCATGACGGTCATGCGTATGCTGCCCGGTGAAGATGTGAAGCAGTTGATTCACAGTGTTCACGAAAAGGGGCTGTCGTCTATGGCGCAGAAGCGTATGATGGTTGCTCTCAACAGCAAGTTCCAACCCGACCTCATTGAGTTGGAAGGTAACAACTTTCAGCGTATGCTTGAAGCCGAGATGCGAGAGATGGCGGCAGACATGCCTATCAAAATCTTCATGACGACAAGGGCCAAGAAAGAGTCCATGTTCATGAGTCTGCTTCTTGCCTTTGAGCAAGGGCACATCAAGACGCCTTGGGGCGACGAGAGAAGCAAAGAGTTCACAAGGACACTTGAGACCGAACTCAGTCGGTTCGGCATGCAGAAGAACGGTAGATTGGAATCGGTCGGCAGTCACGACGACTTGGCTGTCAGTGTAGCGTTAGCAAACTGGGCGACGAAGGAGTTTAGGGGCACAATTGTTCTGCTGGATGACTACCTTGAAGGCGTGGACGATTGGTTTGGCGATGTACCTCAACGAAATGTCGCAGGAGCATCTTGGTACACAGCATGATTTATGTGATACCAAAAGTTGGGTGATACCATGTGGCCGAGTTTGAGTGTAGGAAACGCCGTTCATTCGGTGGACATGGGACATGAGATTCTCAACACCATCGCCAGCAACCTACTCAGTCACCCAATGGTGGACGAAACTATCGCTAAGTCCATTGCATCACAGTCTGTATTGGTTAGCGAAGAAAGCGTACCTGTTCCGCAGTATGCTCCTTTCAGTCCGACCGGAGAAGGTTGGTTTGAAGATAAATTGGGCAAGAGTGCTAATGCCGTGATTCGCAATTTGAGGAAAGCCCGTCGTATTTTCAAAGAGGACAAGGCTGAGATTGACAGTATTATCGCCAGCGTTCGGGCGTTGAAAGGTTTGGAAGTAGAGGCGACACTGGCTAAGTTGAACTGGGCCGACGGTCACCAAGACACCATGCGAAAAATGGGACTGGGTAACAAAGACCTACGAGCCTTGCGACTGTTTGGCAATACGAGAAAATCCAGTTTACTCAGAGCCTGTCACCTTTGGGACAATGCTGAGAGTTCGCTGGCCAAGTTGGATGAGTTTGACGATGTATGGGGCGAAGAAGAAAAAAACGCTTGGGTCGGTGCTATGAAACAAAAGCAGGACGCGAGAAGGGTTTGGAAAAACGCTCTGCATCAATTTGATAATTTATCTAAAGAGCAACAGAAGTGGATGAACCTTGCCAAAGAAGAGTTGAAGGAAAAGGGAGCCATGAAAGGAAGAACGATAGCGCAGAATCTCATAGAAAAAGGAGTGCCAAGGCTAAATGCTAATCGACTATCCAAATTGCTGAATATGTACGGTGAAGAAATCAACATCATCAAATCGCATCGCAAAGGGGAATACATGTGTGTTGACCGCTCGGGCTTAATCCTCAAAGACGCTTGGGCGTATGCTGCTGGTTTTCTTGACGCTGACGGTTACATTACCATTACCGAGCGAGGCGAGCCGAGAGCGGGATTCATTGCCACGGGCGACCGAGGGCGTATGCACTGTGAAGAGTTGCACAAGCATATCGGTGCTGGTGTTTTGCAACTTGACCAAAAAGTGTACTCGGACAACCAAAGAAGTCAGCACCGTGTCAGTTTCTACGCCAAGGACGATTTGAACAAACTTCTTGATAACTTAACGCCTCATCTTAGGATGAAAGACATGCAAGCAAAGGCAGTATTGGCTTATATTGGGGAGAAAGACCCCGTGCGAAAAACACAACTGAAACGATTTGTACAGTTCTCTAACAGAGATGGAACCGTTAAAGGCAAGGACTCTTTGCGAGAATGGGGAGTAGACCGTGAAACTGTCATGAGTTGGGCGGAGGGATTGTAATGGCAGAGAAAGGAAGAGTTGGCAGACTGTTGGAATCTATCGGTAATCCGTTCCGTAGGAGAAGCACTCCTGAGCCGCAGATGCCTCTGTGGACAACGGGCATTCAAGAGCCTGTTCTTGCACAAGGCATCACCATCCCTGCTCTGTACGCAGTTGCTACCGAGAACCTCATTTTGAGAACGGTTCTCAGCACGCTTCAACAAGAAATTTTTCGCCGAGGCTACTATTGGGACAAAAAGTTTCACAAGAAGTGCACTGCTTGTGACAAGGAATATCAGCACGATGTAGAAGAATGCAAAGAATGCGGAAGCATGGATTTGATTGAACCTGACCCCAACCAGTTGATGTACCCAAGGTGGCTTCTTGAACAGCGCAACTCCATGGAACAGACCTTTATGGATGTTATGAGAGAGATTGAGTACGACCTTAACATCACCGATGATGCTTTTTTAATCCTCATCAAAGAGTATTTCATTGACCCTGAAACCAACGAGATGGCATTCTACCGCATCAAAGAAATTGTGCGTGGTGACCCTATCTTTATGAGAATTATTGCCGATAAGCGTGGTGTGAGAGGAGGACGCTTCCGTGTCTGTCCAATTCATCGCAACGAAGTAAAGTCGTATTCAGATGACAACAAGTCTTGCCCTACTTGCGGTACTGAAATGGAAGATGTACACCATGTCAATACTGCCGGTAGCGGCAAAACTCAGTACTATCTCAAGGGTGAAGTCATCCATGTAAGTAAGTATCAGCCTTCCAAGTTGTATGGTAGGTCTCCTGTTTCCACATTATGGCGTCAGGCCATGACACTCACTGCTATGGACAATTACATGTACACTGCCTATTCAAAGCGTAGGATTCCACGAGGTATACTCAGCATTAACACCGACAATCTTGAATCAATGAAGGCATTTTGGAAAGCCACTGATGAAAAGTTGGAGAGAGACCCGCATTACATTCCTAAAATTGCAACAGAAGGTAGCGGCAAAGGTGGTGTCAACTGGGTCAAACTCATGGACAGTCTTGAAGAAATGCAGTACATACCTGCCCGTGACGAAATGCGACAGCGCATTGCGGCGTTTTATGGCGTTTCCAATGTTTTCATGATGGACACTGGTAAATCCGGCGGATTGAACAACGAAGGTATGCAGATTCTTGTAACTAACCGTGCTGTAGAGTTTGGTCACAAAGTATACATTGACCATTTATTCCCAAGGATGGTTTCACAAATGGATGTCACTGATTGGAAACTCACGCTTTATCCAAATGAAGAAGAGGATGAAGTCACTCGTCTACGCAGAGATGAGATGGAAGTCAACATCGCTCAGCGCATGATGATGCTGGGCTACAAGCCTGAACTCAAAGAAGACGCTAACAGGGACATTCGTTTCATCTACAAGCAACCTGACCCTGCTGAGCAACCACAACAGGGTGCACCACCCGGCGGTATGCCTCCCGGCGGTATGCCTCCCGGTGGCGTACCTATGGGCGGTATGCGAATGGGTGGCGGTATGGGAACGCCCGGAGCACTACCAAGTCGCAACATTCCTCCACAGTTGGCCGCTCGTATGGCCCAACAGGCGCAGGCCGGTATGCCTAACCCCGGTGGCGAGGGCGTGGGACTGAGAAACCGTGGCCCTGCGAGTCCGCAGAACAGAACCAGCATGGGGTCCGGTAGTCCTATGTCCAGTGTTCAGCAGAGGGGCTCCACACCCAGCGGCGTAGAGCAAGCCAGTCAAGGTATTCTCAATGCAAGGAACCCAAGAGGGGCTTAGGAAACTTAAAGTCAAGTGATGTATTGGACATGGGCATGGACTTGGTGAAACTTGACCCTATGGCACGAAAAATGCGTTCTCATGTAGATGCGTTCTATGACGCTTTATCAAAGCAAGACGGTATCACTGCGAGAACACACATTCACGAAATAATGAAGTACGCCGACTACATCAACAAGGACATTGAAACCACAGTCATGAAGAGTGAGATGACACCAAGTGCTGGTATCAACGACATCTACGCAGGCGGTGTTCCTGTACAAAAGGTGAATGAAGTACAGTCTGTGCATACTACTACTTCCAACATTCTCCCCGGAACCATCCGAACCAACCGATTCGGAACTCTTAACCGCAGATTGAACAACCGAACTCTGTGAGGTGAGACTGTGACAGAAGAGAGAGAAAATGTTGCAGAGCGCCTGATGAGTGCATTGATTACCAAAATGGAATCTATGGATGCAGGCCTTCGTGATTTGAAAGCCGAAAACAGAGAACTCAAGAAAATGGTCAGCGACCCTTCGTTGATGTTGAGAAAGGCAGGCTTCGTGCAGGCCCGTACTCAGCGCCCGGAAGATGTACTCGTTGATGGTTTCCGAGGTGAAATTTCTGATGCTGCAATTCTCAAAGCACAGGACGGTAATGATTTGACCATGCCACGGACCAACGCTGACTTCCACAACATGGAGTGGTCAGAGATTCACGCCTTGGCTGAACAATCCAAGGATGCAGGTTCCTTAGGCAACCAAATGGGTATGGAGTGAATACGATGAAGCCAAGATTTGTACAAGCGAACGACAAAGCATACGAACTTCTCAAAGCCGCCAAGGCTCTTGAGGACCGCATTGCTAAGAAAGAAGGTAGCATGCCTGATTATTCAGGGCAAGAGGAAGGCTCTGATGTAGGACATGCTCGCTTTGAAATTCAACCTGCTGGCATTCCCAATGCCTTTTACAACACCAACAACGCCGTTCCCAAGGTTGAGGATGTTGCCAACAAAGGTGCCATTTCTGAAAACAGCGATGTGTTGACGCGAACCTCTCCTTACTACCCGACGGCTTTCAGTACGACAGGCGCTCTTGAAAACTTCACAGGCGGCGACGGGCCAAAAATGAGTGATTTAAAGAAGTCCGTTGACCGAATCTCCAGCCGTATTCTTTGAACGGCTGGTGATGCGAATGCGAGAAGGCCCATTGGACACCCTTGATAGGAACCGACAAGTCTTCTACAAGTCGCTGATTGACGGCATTGGTAAGTTTGACGCTGGTGCTGACTTTTACTTCTCTGCTATCAGTGCAGAACGCAGAGGCTACATCCTCAGTAACGAAGACGAAGCCCTGTTGAAAATGTTCAACTCCGTCATCAAAAAGGCGGACGAGCAACAGGTGACTGGTCCTTCGTCTTCATACGACCTTAACACTGAGGGTGAGGGTATGGAACAGGCTCAAGGCCTGACCGAACAGCAGATGAGTTACGCCATGGGACACGGTGCGGGAATGAACCTCGCCGACAATCCCAGTTACGACAAGAGTCGTATTGTCCCGCCCGAACCCGAACAAGGGCTTGCTGGACGACCGTGGCAAATGGTGGACGGTGACAAAAACGACCCGTACCGCACGCACAACTACCTCGGCTCCGACATGAACCCCCTTCACGGAGAGTATCACAACATTGTGGGCGATTTTTATGTGCACCCTGACGACCCGTATGCAGAGTCAGAAAGTCAGAAAGCCCATCATAGGGAAGGTAGATGGGAGCAGTGGGTGAGGGATAACGAAGACCACGGATTTTTGCACAACAAGTTCCACTACGGTCAACTTGATACTGAGCACGGTACCAATCACGCGTTTTACGAACATGATTATCGTGAGTGGACAAAGCGTAATCAGCAGTCCATAGACAGATTGACTGCTTCGTTAGAAGAGCAAGGTATGGATGAAGACCAAGTGGCACACGAATTGAGGAAACGGCACATCAGCGAGAAAAAGGCTGAATGGAAGGAGAACCTCGGCTTCATGGATTACTTCTTTGGTATGGAATGGCTTACGCCCGAACAACGCAACGCCGCTTACGACCATATGAAAAAGAACGGGGCAAATCCTGAACAAGCGTTTCGTACCAACACGCACAACGGTAATCCCAACTGGATGCCACGGTTCATCAGAAACTTCCATCAGCGATTTTCAGGACTCTACAACCACTGGGTCCGAGACCCCGGACGACCGGGTGAAGGTTTGGAAATTGAGCCTATCGCACTGCCGAGTTCGGCCATTGAAGTCAACCCGTCTCAAAACTACGAAGCGATGAGAGAAACGCAAACTCCGGGTAAGCCGAATGCGTACGACCGTGCCATCGCTCATCACAACAAAATGGAGGCGGACCGGTACATTGTTGAAGGTCTCGGTCCGCACGAGCCCATCAGCAACGCAGAAGTGCCTGTTATGCAGAAGGTCAAAGACGAGTTTGGAAGAGAAAGTCTGCAAGTTGTGGGGTACAGAAAACTTCAAGGCATGGACAAATCGGGTAGAAAGGAAGAATACTACCCCGGCTACCAAACCATGCGAATGCTTCTCGGCGTAGATGAAAATCATCAATTATACCCTGTTGGCGAACATCCTACTTACGGCGAGTTGTGGGATGGTGGAGAGTTCACACAAGAAGAAATTGACGCTATTTTTGAAAAGCGAGCAACTGATGCGAAGCAGTTGGCCGGAATAGGTAGAATGGGGCGCAGTCATGGACCTATGCACTACGGCTTTGCTATGAAAAACGAAGCGTACGATTACTTAACGCCCGAAGACGGGCATGAAACGCTCTCTACCTTTTGGCAGTTGCCGTTCAAAGGTAAAGGTGGCCTTGCCAAACACCCTAACGAACTGTTTGACAAAATTCACCATCACACGCTGTCGTACAAAGAAGTAGGGCAACAGCCAAAGGAAGAGGGACTGGACCTGAGTGGTTTCTACGGTGAGGACTTTTTGCCCGAGGAAGAAGAGCAAGCACAGGTTGAGTACGAACCTGAGACCGAAGGTGTCAGGGAACACAGCCTTCTGTTTTCACGAACCAAGACTGGCATTGAAGGTCGGCACGAGTACGACGCAGAAGGCGGAGTTAGGGATTACAAAATGATGCCGTTCCTTGCACCGTTTGGTCAGAAAGAGAATCAAATGTTTGAGATGCGGCAAGGGAAAAACCTCATTCGTACAAATGTGCGAGGCGCACCCGAAGACGCGGCCAGCAATCTCAATCCTCACAACATTATCATGTCGTCCAGTATCGCAGGCACAGGCGGCTATAACGCTCAGTTCGCACGACACGGTGCGACGGTTGACTCTGCGTACAACAATCAGGTTCTTTCGGACTATCATCAAGGTCGCCGTACAGGTGATGCTGGAGCGGCCAATGCCAGTCACCAAAAGTTGCTCGGTAGAGGCGTACTGAATGTGACCCATCCATTCAGTGCAAAAGGTGGTTCGCTTAGTGACGAAAGAATGATGTCGCACGGAGCGCACAGTTATGCACTTCTCGGCACCATGCTCGGTGCCGCTAACGCTCCGATGAATCCGCATCAGGATGTTCTGCACATCAAAGACCGCCGGATTCAGCCGACCTTGCGAAACCACGAAGAGGATTTTATGTCACTTCGCCGACATCCTGATGAATTAGCGGTGGGTGATTTGGAAGCAGAAATAGAGGCGCTTGAACAGCGATACTCTTCGGACAAGGCCAAAGCCGTCACCGACGAACAACACGACATGTTGGACAAGGAATACGAACGCACCATGGAGCGATTGAAGGAAGAACACCGTCTTCGTTCACATCAGCCTACTGCTTTTGCTGAAATGGGTGTGTCTCGTCGTCTCAATCCGGCAGGCTCTGTGACGCCCATTCTTTCACGACAGCCACCGTCGCCTGCGACCGAAGAGTATGAAAACGCGATTGCAGAGATGTCACTTTTACAAGAACAAATGGAGGTTCGTCGGGAAATCAAAGACGAAGCCGGAATGGAAGACATCCGTAGACGCATGGTTGAAAACAACCAACGGTTGGACGACTTGGAGGCTCAGTTGGAACAGGCAAGTGAGAAACGCGGTCAAAGGTTTTCTCTTGATGGTCACGATAGCATTCTACAAGATAAGTTGGTGGCCGACACCAACGCCATGACCAGTGCAGGCGTACACCTCAAAAATCTACTCCAGTCCGACCCTGAACTCTTCAATCACATTTTCAATCCCAACTTGGACCACGAAACGGTGGAAGCAAACATGCGAATGTTCGCCATGATGGCCAACGACTATCTCAACACGGTGCCGCACGACCAGCACGGGATTCACACACGAGGACACAACCGAATCACCAAAGAAGGGTTGGCTGGACAACTTGACATTGGTTCACAGGTGAAACAGGCGTTTCAAGGTCATGAGACGATGATGAACGCTGGTAGTTTGGCAGATGTTGGTTCCTTGATGCAACAATTGGGACTTGACCCTGACAACGAGCATCACTTTGCTACCGTTATGGATTATGTTCAGAACACCTTTCTTCCAAATTACCAGCAAGACCCCTCGTATTCAGCACCCGCTATGACCATGCGCCAGTACCTCCAGCAGTTACAGCCCGACCTTGACATTGAGAAAGAACATGAATCGTTGAAGAAAGACAAGCGGTCTCGTAACACAGAGTTCCTAAAATTGGTCAACCGAATCTACAACACCATCGGTCATAGAGCCGAAGAGCGCAACTCACAACTCGGCCTTCATCACCACTTGGCGTTCAACAGTGACCCTCGTCGTCAGCGCAAACAGAACAGACAAGGTGAAACCATCCACGAGACCAAACCTTCTGCGGGCGGTTCCAACATGCAGAAGAACGAAAACGACTACTGGAATGTCATGCAGAAGTTGGACAGTATTCTGACCAACGACCCCAGTGTACCTATGCCTGAAAGCGTCACCGAGACTTCTGACGAAATGACCGGCGTGCCCGTTGACCAGTTCGGACCCAACGCTCACTCTGTTCACAGCGTGTACAATTCTACAGGTTTGCGTCACGAGTTTGGCGATGAGTTCCGTCCCAACTTCAAGTACCGCATTTCAAGAAACGGAAATGTCAGTATCACGCCTGTACCCGAAGGGCACGCACAGCGTTTGATTCAACCACTCGGTAAGTTTTGGGACAGAGTTGCACCTTCCGAATGGATGGAGATGTTGCGCCATCCTGACCACCAAGTTCATCGTGACGGGCTCAACAGACTGGACCGTATGGGAGCGCAGTTCAAGCCGGACGAACGAGGCCTCACTCGTCACGGTGACAAGCATTCCACTACCAAGGCTGAAATTGGATTGGCCGACTTGACCAACCCTGACATCATCCGCAAGGACTTGGGCAAGAAAGTACCTATCCTCCAACCCATGCACCGTATTTTTGAACTGGACGACCTTGAAGACCTGCGAGGATTCACAGGCGACTGGATTGTTTCTCACATGCCCGAAGGTGAGCGAGGCTTTGTCAAGAAAGAGGATGACGAAGTGTCGTCCAAGTCGTTCAGTCTCAGCGATGAAGACAAAGAGAACTTCAAGAAAGTCACAGACGAGGACTTCCATGCCGATGTCATCAAGACCGAAGAAGGCTACTACATCTTTGATGTAATTGAGTTTGCTGAGAAAGCCGTTCACGATGTACCACTCAACGACCGCATCAAAATTGTACGAGGTGGGCTGGAAGGTATTGAGAACATCCATGTTCCCAGTGCCAGCGATACGAGATTAACCGATGATGAAGGACTCAAAGTCACGGTAAAGAGTTTGATGGAGGCACACGAGACGCTTTTGCTTAGAGATGCCAAGTCAGTCTACATGGTCGGAGAGTTGCGCCATCCAAAGTGGGTCATGCTCAAACCCGGTAGCGATGTTGTCTTACGAGTGTTGGAGCGCCGGGGCTCTGAGCCTTACACCTACCGACTTGGCACTGGGCCAATTACGAGGGACGAAGAGATTGGTGACAGGGCTGTAGAATCCGAAGGTGAGATGTACATGGATGTCGGTGTGGCGTTCAACAGTCCTGAGAAATTCAACGAAGGTGACCATGTTAGCGTCAATGTTGCCAATGTTGGCAAGGTGGAAACGACTGGTGGTGACGATGTGTACACCCTGACAGGTTCCAAAATCATTGGTGAGGCCGAAGGTGAGGGATTGGTCAGTAGAGAAACACTTGGTATGTTGGCCAAGTCCGAAAGCGACCAGTGGTTGTGCGAAATCAGCAGAGCCAAGTCAGGCGTTCGTATTACCATGCCTCAAGGCGATGTTCTCTACAAGTGTACACAGCGAGGTAATATGTGGACGGTGCATTCCCCATTGGCCAGCAACGATTACCTGATTCGCCTTGCTGAAAGCCAGCGACCGTACTGGAGTCCAGTAGCAGGTGCGTTGTTGAAGGCTGGGCTTGAGATAGCAGAGAAAGAAGAAATTCACGAATCCGAAGGTGAGGCCGAACCACTTATTGAACCTCACAAAGAAGAAGGTACAAATTGGTGGGAAAATAAGCAGAAAAGAAAGGTCTTGGTCAAAGGTCTGATGCTAATTGACAGATTTTTGAAGAGTGGGGCAGGGGCCGTCGGTCAATCAAGTACCGGTACAATGGGTTTGGGCATAGACTACGCTACTCCCATTGAATCACCGATGGGACCGACAAATCTGCACGATGAAAAAACCATGCCGGATTATGACAACAGGAAGCGTCCCGGTGAAGACTTTACCATTGAGCCAAAAGAAGACGACGAAGAGTCTGAAAAACGCATGACTGTGCCTACGAAAGAGGGTGTACTTGAGGTCTCATCCGACAAGGCTGTCTTCCTTACTTGATTATATACAAAGAGCGTTGTCTCTTGGTCAATGGCTTCTGCACTGACTCTGCGAACTTCCCCTGTCCAGCACAGTGGGAACATTAGCATCGTTAAGGCAGATAATGACCTCGTTATCGCCGGATATGCTTCGGTAGAGATGGTTGATAAACAGGGCGACCTCATTACGAGAGGCGCTCTCAAGAATGCTTTTGACGGTTTTATGAAAGCCGACGGTTACCGAAATGTACAACTTGCACACTCTAACATTCAAGTCGGGGAAGTCATACCTAACTACACTGACTCTGACGGTCGTGTTTGGAAATCCGGCGTTGATGATGCTGGTATGTTTGTCGTTATCCAGTTGAGAGACGACATTGAAAAGGCCCGAGAAGTGGCTAACGAGATTCGCAAAGGGGCTCTTCGTGGGTTCAGTATTGGAGGGCAGGCATTCAAGCGCATGCGTAAGAGTGACCAGCAACACGGTGATTACACTGAAATTTCCAAACTGGAACTGCATGAAGTAACCATTTGCGAGAAAGGGATAAATCCCGAAGCAACCTTTAGAATTTTGAAGGAGGACACAAATATGAACGAAGATAATGTACTGGGCGAATTGTCCGGTGTTTTGGACAAACTGAATGGACGACTTGATGCCATGGAAAAGGGCGAAAATCCTTTTGCTGACATGAAGGACAAGAAAGAAGAAGACAAAAAACCTGAAAAGGAAGATGAGGCGAAAGAAATGGCCGATGAGGACAAAAAGGAAGGCATGTATGCCAAGAGCGAATACAGTGATGTTATCACAACCGACTACCTCAACTGGATGGAAAACACCTTGAAATCCCAAGGCGTTGACATTAGTGGTGCTCGCACTCACTTTGACAATGTTTCCAAAGCCAATCTCGGCTCCACCCCTGAGCAAATCGGAGATGGTGCTGATTACTTCGCTGGTCAAGTCAAGGGTCGTGCTCAAGAAGGCGGCTCTCCTTCCACCAACGCAATTGGCAAAATCAACTCCGGCGGTAGCGGCGCAGTCGCTAAGGGGTACCTTGCTCCATCTGATGTGAGTGCCGCTGACCTTGAGGCCGCTTACGAGGTCTACAAGGCTGCTTCACTTGAGGAGCAATTCAAGGGCAACCTTGGCTCTGTTTTCGCTGACAGGCTCGCCAAGGAAATGCAAGCCGATGCTGACGCACGGGCTGCACAATCCTTTGATGCACGCACCCCTCTCGCAAACATTGAGAAGGCTCTGTCCGACCTGAGCGCACGAATTGACAACATTGGTTCGTCCTCCACCGGCACGGAACTTCGCAAATCAACCTCCACCGTTGAAATCCCATCAACGGCAGAACTTGGAAACATGGACTGGTCAGATGTCCACAGACTTGCTGGCAGTGTTTTCCACCAACAATGAAAGGAGTGATGAAGAATGGCAAGAAATTACATGAGAACAATCAACGACATGGAACGATACTACTATGGTGCAGGCTCAAGCATGGGCTACTCCTACAGTGGTAGTGAACTTTTGAAAGCAGACGCACCTTTGTTGTCCACGACGGCTGGTACCTACCAAGCCATCTACGGACGCAAAGTTTGGTCCCAGTTG